GAAGTATTTGCATTTATATATCTTAGTGGTATTGTTACTTTATTAATAGCTTTGTATTTTAACAAAGAATAGTTTTTTTTATTGTATATATGAATAATCAAGTTTTATCAAGATGAAACACGGAGGCAAAAGAAACGGTGCGGGACGTAAGTCTAAAGCCGACGAAATAAACCTTATAGAAAAACTATCGCCATTAGAGGATTCGGCATTTATGGCATTAAAAGATGGTGTTGAAAAAGGCGATTTTAAATACGTACAATTATTTTACAATTACTACGCAGGGAAACCAAGGGAAACAAGGGATATTACAATCAACGAGGATATTCCGTTGTTTGTAGATTAGTATGCACGTAAAAAAAACAAAAGCACTTACTACATTACGAAAACTAAAGAACCGAACCCGCATAGTACGTGGTGGCACTTCGGCGGGTAAGACTATTTGTATTCTAACTATATTAATAGATTATGCAATTATGTACAAAGGCAAGGAAGTAAGCGTAGTATCCGAAAGCATACCACACTTGCGTAGAGGTGCTTTAAAAGACTTCTTAGGCATCTTAAAGGGTTTGCATAGGTATAAGGATAGTCAATTCAACAAAAGTACCTTAAAATACACCTTTACAAATGGAAGTTATATTGAGTTCTTTAGTACAGACCAACCCGATAAACTAAGAGGTGCTAGACGTACCGATATATTTATTAATGAGTGTAATAATATACCCTTTGATTCTTACCAACAATTAGCAATAAGAACATCGGGAAATATATGGTTAGACTATAATCCGACTAATTTGTTTTGGGTAGATAAAGAACTAATAGGACAACCCGACACGGATTTTGTTACACTTACTTATAAAGACAACGATAGCTTACCACAAAGCATAGTAAAGGAATTACTAAAAGCAAGGGACAAAGGAAAGACATCTACCTATTGGAAGAATTGGTGCCGTGTTTACCTTGATGGGGAAATTGGAAGTTTAGAGGGGGTGTGTATACCCGATTGGAAAGAAATAGATACAATACCACAAGATGCAAGAATATTATCTTATGGCATGGACTTTGGATATACCGACCCAACAACTATAATAGGATTATACAAATACAACGATGCTTATATATTTGATGAAGTGTTTTATAAATCTAATACCGTATTAAGGGACGTAAGTTTATTTCTAAGACACAATAACATAAAAGAAAACATAATAGCAGACCAAGCCGAACCAAAGTCTATTGAAACGTTAAGACGTGATGGGCATAATATATACCCATGCACAAAAGGTCGTGATAGCGTAAACTTTGGAATCAACCTAATAAATCAAAACGAAATATACATTACAAGTAAAAGCCGAAACCTAAAAAGGGAATTACAAGGATATGTGTGGGCAAAGGATAAGGATGGTAACACATTACCAAAACCAACGGGCGAACATCCCGATTGCATAGATGCTTGTCGATATGTATTAACCGATACACTAGATAATCAACATAGGGGCGAATATCATATTTATTAAAATAAATTGTTTATTATTTGTTTATTAAAAAAAAGGTTATATATTTACATCATAAAACAATAAGAATTATGATTTACTACAAAAACATAGGGTATGACAAAACAATTTACAACTTCTTTGAGTTGGTAAGACAAACAGAAAAGTTTAATGTTTTTAAGCAGATAGGCAAAAAGCATTACAATGGACAAGTACACCCCGATAGAACGCAAATAGGTGTACAGGAATTTAAGGTCAGCAAAGAAAGCAACAAGCTCAACAAATGGACAGGTCAAGATATGAAAGAAAATTATAATTACACATACACAGGAGCATAAACAAACAGGGGGCAGCAATGCCCCTTTTTAAATACACAAAACATGAAAGACAAACACCACCCTTTTGAGAATGAAATATTTACTCATTTTAGAAAAGAACAAGTTGAAATAAATAAAGCTATATCTTTATTAAAAAAGAATGGATATATTATTTATGAAAAAGAAAAAACAAACGATAGTTACACACCTATTTAAAAACAAAAAACATGAAAAAAGACTTTATAATTATTTGGAAAGATATAACCGCAAAGGACAATCGTAAAACAATACTTAAAGTTGCAAAAGACTTTAGTTTATTTTTAATGAGTATCTACATAGGTATCTTTGTATTTGTTAAAGTATTATTTTGGATATGGTATTAAATAAAGAATTTGTAGAACCGCATACTAAAAGACAATGGTGTTGGGATAATAACATATTTGTTAATCCTTATGTCATGCAACGTAAACGTAAATCCGATATAAAAATAGAAATAGACATTGACGGAAACAAGCAGTTAGGCGAAGAAGTATATAAACAAAGCAAAGCGGGTCAATTAAAATACTCCAAAAAAGTAGAAGAACTATACGATTATTTGTATATTGCATTAAAGAAATAATTTTTCGTTTGATTGTTTGGTTAAGGGGTAGCAGAGATGTTACCCTTTTTTGTTATACATAATCTAATAAATTTTATTGTATTAATATGAAAGTAAACATTTACGTACCCGAAAGCTTATCGGATATTACATTAGAACAATATCAAAAGTTTGCAAAGTTAAATACGGAAGAAAACAGCAACAGTAATTTCCTTTTGCATAAGATGGTAGAGATATTTTGCAACCTTGACTTAAAAGATATTGCAAGAATCAAATTTACGGACGTACAAGCCATTATAAACGACCTTAACGGGATGTTTAATCAAAAGACACCCCTTATACCCGTCTTTAAATTAAAGGGCGTAGAATACGGTTTTATACCAAAGCTTGACGATATTAGTTTAGGCGAATATATAGACCTTGATAATACTTTGTCCGATTGGGAAACAATGCATAAGGCAATGAGTGTTCTTTATAGACCGATTACAATACAAAAGAACCATAGGTATCAAATAGAAGATTACACAAACCAAGACAAAGCCGATACGTTCAAAGATATGCCTTTAGATGTTGTTATGGGGGGTCTTGTTTTTTTTTGGAATTTAAGCAACGAATTACTACAAACTACCCTGAGTTATTTGAGCAAAGAGATGGGGGAGAGCCTGACTACGGAGCAACGGCTAATTTTGGAACAAAGTGGGGTTGGTATCAGTCAATTTACGGAATCGCTAAAGGAGATATTACCAAGTTCGATGAGGTTACCAACTTAAACGTACATAAGTCTTTGATGTTTTTAGCATTTGAAAAAGAAAAGTTAGAACTAGAAAAAAAACTAATTAAAAGGAAATGAAAGGGTTTTACAACGTAACGGATAAATTAAAAACAAAACTACAAGAAGAACCTTTTGTTAATACGGTTTCTTTCGGTTCAATAGACGATGTTGATTTAGATAAACAAAGCATATTCCCGCTTGCCCATGTGATAGTAAACAACGCTATCGTAGGAACTAAAACAACAACCTTTAATATATCTATTCTTGCAATGGATATAGTTGATATATCTAACGATAAGGTTACCGATGTGTATGTAGGAAACGACAACGAACAAGACGTATTAAACACACAACTAGCTTTACTTACAAGGGTAATAAACGATTTACAAAGGGGGGACTTATATACGGAAATGTATCAAGTGCAAAGCGATGTAAGTTGTGAACCGTTTGTGGATAGGTTCGAAAACAAGCTAGCGGGTTGGACTGCGTCCTTCGATGTAGTAATACAAAACGATATGACAATTTGCGACTAATGACATTTGAACAAACAAAACAAGCTTTAGAAATATTTGCTAAATCCGTTATTAAGCAATCAAAGGGTAACTTACGTAGACACCGAAAAAACAAGTTTATTACGGGTTCGTCTAGTGGGGACTTAGAGGGAAGCTTGGGATATGATTTAAACGTAAGTCCAAATAGTTTTAGTTTAGAATTTTATATGGCAGATTACGGTATTTATCAAGACGAAGGTGTTAAGGGTGCGGAAAGCACTTACGATAAAAGTAGGAATAGTAGATTCCAATATAAAAAGATGCCACTTAATACACAAGCTAAAGGGTCGATACAAAAGTGGATAAAAGAAAAAGGATTAAAAGGAAATATAAATAGCCTTACTTATGTTATTGCAAGAAGTATTTATAGGAAAGGATTAAGGGCAAGTTTCTTTTTTACCAAACCGTTTGAAGATAATTACTTGAAAATGCCCGATGAACTTATAGAAAAGTTTGCATTAGATATTGATAACTTTTTAGATTATACAACGTGATACGAGCAAGAAGCCCTTTTTTTATAGAACATGAGGAATCGTCTGCCCCTACGGTATTACCTAGATTTACTTGCCACGATACTTCTATTACGGGATTGTCGATTGCAGCAAACGGGACTATAACAAACCCATCCGTAAGTGTTGGAACGTTACATAGCGTAGAACCAACAAGCTTTGGTACGGTAAGCACCGCAACTACAAGGAACGTGTTGGTTTATGTAACATACGATTCAAGTAACTTTAGACCACCAACCGATTCAAGTAATCAAATAGCTTGCCCCGTTCAATTTACACAGCCAGCGACAACGGTAGCAGCATCACAAAAGAAATTTAGAGTAACAAACAATAGCACCACCCAAACGGCTTTATTACAATACGTAGCGTTTAATGGTAGTGTTCAAATTAATCACACCATGCAACCTTTGGAAACCGTTGATATATGTGTTGCCCCTTTTGATACGGAAACCGCAGGTTATCCAACGGTTATTGGTGATGCTACATATTTCGATATGTTAGAATATTGCACAACAGATACACTTAGTTAATTATGAGAATATACACAAGAAGTCCATTTTTTTTACAATTTAATAGCACTTAATTATGCCCGTATTAGATAGAGCCGAATTACAATTATATATTTACGATGGAACGTCGGGGGGTTACGTAGATAGCGACCTTAAATATACATTATCAAAGTCAAGAATTTCATCGCAAGACAATATCCTATTTGAGATAAGCGAACTTGTGAGGGATTATATTGACCAAACTTTTAACAATGACTATTTAAGTAAGACTAAATGGGTATCCGCAATTACTAGGTTATACGATTCGGATGGAACGGA